GCATCCGAAAGATATGCTGAAGGATATATGAAACGCGGAATGGCGGAAGAACATCTACGAGATTATCTTCCACAAAATATTCGCCAGAATTTTGTTGCTTCTTTCTCTCTTCGTGCTGCATTGCACTTTTTGGATCTTCGTGCAAAACTTGATGCTCAAGTTGAAATTCAAGCAATGTGTGAAGGTATGATTCCCATCATTAAAAGTTGGGTTCCAGAAATATTTTCATACTATGAGGAAAAGCGACTACATAAAGCAAGACTATCTCCCTAATTACAGGTATGAAAAGTTATTGCATAAAAGATCATTCAACTGGTCACGTTTTTAAAATACTTCTTACAGAGGAAGAATTTCAAGAGTTTTTAAAATCAAATCCAAACATAGATGAATGCATCGATTGTATAGAATGCGACGATGCACCTTCCCTCTGTATAGAATAAATATCTTTGAATTTTATAATAATCTATGGCGATATATCCTATTATTCATAAAGAAACAGGTGAGAAAAAAGTGATTGAAATGAGTGTTCATGAAATCACTCAGTGGTATAAAGACAATCCCGATTGGAAAAGAGATTGGTCTGAAGGTTGTGCCACTCCAGGAGAAATTGGCGAGTGGAAAGATAAACTCGTTCAGAAACATCCAGGATGGAATGAAGTTCTGGAAAAAGCATCAAAAGCACCCAAATCCCAAGTGAAGAAAATCTAATGGCAAGAAAAAGCATGAAGAACCCTGTTCCATTTGGAACTAGCAATAGGCAGATGAAAAGAAAGAAGCCGATTAGTTCCGATTATATGAAGAGGATTGAACCTCTTACAGACAATCAAGAATCTCTTTTTAAATCTTATAATCTACAGCAAAACTTAGTTGCATATGGTTGTGCTGGAACTGGTAAAACTTTCATCACTTTATATAATGCTCTGAGAGATGTACTTGACGAAAGATCCCCTTACGAAAAAATTTATATTGTACGTTCCCTTGTGGCAACTAGGGAGATTGGTTTTCTTCCAGGCGATCACGAGGATAAGTCCTCCCTTTATCAGATTCCGTATAAGAATATGGTAAAGTATATGTTCGAAATGCCAGACGATGCTTCCTTTGAAATGCTCTATGGTAATTTGAAAACGCAAGGAACCATTAGTTTCTGGAGCACTTCTTTTATTCGTGGAACTACTCTTGATAATGCAATTATTATTGTAGATGAATTCCAGAATCTTAACTTCCACGAACTTGATTCTATGATTACTCGTGTTGGCGAAAATTCTAAGATTATGTTCTGCGGAGATGCAACTCAGAGTGATCTTGTCAAAACAAATGAAAAGAATGGCATTATTGATTTTATGAGAATCCTTAGAGTTATGCCTTCTTTTGATGTTATTGAATTTGAAGCGGAAGATATTGTTCGCTCTGGTCTTGTTAAAGAATACATTCTCGCAAAAATGGAATTGAATCTCTGATGTTTAATCATGTTGAATTGAATCTCCCTCAACTTCAGAGGGAGACTATAGATGGTGTTCGTTATTATAAAGTGACAAATGGAGACGAGTTAAAAAAACTCGTTTCTATTACTTCAGTTACAAGTAATTGGAAAAAGGAATTTTTTAATGAGTGGCGTAAAAAAGTTGGAGTAGAAAAGGCAGACGCAATTACAAGAAAAGCAACCAGTCGCGGAACTGATATGCATACTCTTGTAGAGCATCACCTTAAGAATGAAAACCTTCCTAAGGTTCAACCTCTTTCGGAAATGTTGTTTGGTATTTCTAAACCAACTTTAAATCGTATAAATAATATTCATGCTCTAGAAGGATCTCTTTATAGTGAGTTTTTGGGCATTGCAGGTACAGTAGACTGTATCGCGGAATTTGATGGAGAACTTTCTATCATCGATTTTAAGACTTCAGCAAAACCAAAACCAAGAGAATGGATTGAAGGTTATTTCGTTCAATGTTGTGCATATGCATGTATGCTTCACGAAATGACTGGACTATCTGTTAAGAAATTCGTAATCATTATGGCTTGCGAAAATGGTGAAGTCGAAGTATATGAAGAAAGAGATAAAGAAAAATATATTAGACTTCTTGTTAAGTATATAAAAAAATTCTTAAATGATAAATTGTCTTGACAATAAACATTGTTTATGTTATTCTTTGTTAAAGTTGTTATGAGGAAAAATTGTCACCATCACTAATAGAATTAATGGAGTCACAAGTAGAAAAGGAATTCGAGAAAGTACTCGAAAAAAAATTTTTCTGTCCATCTAGATTTGCTCAAGAAATCGAAAAGTTGGTTCAAGATAATGAAGAAATGAACTATATCGATGCAATAATTTCTTTTTGTGAAATGAACAGCATCGATTTGGAATCTGTTCCTAAACTTATTTCTAAACCACTTAAGGAAAAAATTAAGTATGAAGCTATGGAACTTAATTTTCTTAAGAAAACTTCTCGTGCTAAACTTATTTTTTGATACTTAGTGAATCCATTTGAATGCTATAAAATTTACCTTTCAATAAAAAATCATTTCACAAAAGATAGTTACGATTACCACAAATATTGTGGTAAGAATAGAGCAACTATTCAGTCTTTTTATAAGAGAAAGGATAGATTTTGGTTTGAAAAAATAAGCAGACAGAAATCCGAAAAAGAAATTTTGGATTTCTTTGTCTCTAATTTTGTATCTTGCTCTGATCCCCAGTCTCTTTGGATCGGTGAAATAATAAGAGAGGGAGAAAGTAACTATAAAAACTGGTGCAAAAAAATTCAATCTTTATCTTATATTTTCAAAGAGGAGATTGATGTAGTTTTTTCAAACAAAAATTTTGATAAGGTATTTCAAATTGAAGAAGGAAGACATCCTCAATTATTGAAGGATCATTTACAAGGAAAAATTTCCTTAGAAAGTATGATAATATTAGATAGAATATTGGGATACAAAAAAGAATTTGATCAAAAACTCCAAGATCCTATTTGGACTTTTGTTTCAATGAAGATTTCAAAATATTCTTCTTTCCTACATACTGATATATTCAAATTCAAAAAAATTTTAAAGGAGTGTGTGCTGTGACTTTTTTCGATTCGGAAGTTGTAAGAGCGGAAATCGCAGAAATCTCAGAACTCCAAGAAGAAATTTATGAAAATGTGTTTCGATTTCCTCAGATGAACAATCAAGAGAAAATCGAACACGTTAATCTTTTACAAAGACTTTTAAATAAACAACAAATTCTTTATACTCGTCTTAGTCTTTCTGATGATCCAGAAGCTAAAAAGATGAAAGAAAAAATTATGGAATCCGCTTCAATGATGGGACTTCCAGAGAATACAGATATGAATGTAATATTTAATAATATGTCAAAACTCATCGATATGATGAGGATCCAGATTGACAAAGAGATCAGCGGGTGATATAGTTCTTGAGGGCTTGGCATCCCTCCATCTCGAATGGTAAAGTTGCCCACAAGCCAAATACGGAGAAATCTAATGTCTTTCGAAGCACTTAAAAAGCAATCTAAACTTGGTTCTCTCACCGATAAACTGGTGAAAGAAGTAGAAAAAATGAATACTACCAGTGGATCTTCTGATGATCGCTTCTGGAAACCTGAAATGGATAAGAGCGGTGTAGGTTCCGCTATCATCCGTTTCCTCCCTGCTCCTGAAGGGGAAGATCTTCCTTGGGTCAAAATGTATGCTCACGGATTCCAAGGTCCTGGTGGTTGGTATATCGAAAACTCTCTGACTACTCTTGGTCAGAAAGATCCTGTTACAGAGTATAACCGCACTCTGTGGAATAGCGGTAACGATAAAGATAAGGAAACTGTTCGCAAACAAAAGCGCAAACTGTCGTATTTTGCTAACATCTATGTTGTAAAGGACCCTGCCCATCCCGAAAACGAAGGTAAGGTCTTCCTGTTCAAGTTCGGTAAGAAGATCTTTGATAAGATTCTGAATGCTATGCAACCCGAATTTGAAGATGAAGAACCGATCAATCCTTTTGACTTTTGGAGTGGTGCAAACTTCCGTCTGAAGATTCGTAAGGTTGAAGGTTATTGGAACTACGATAAGTCGGAGTTTGATTCGTCTTCTCCTCTTCTCTCTGATGATGATGCCCTGGAAGCAATTTGGAAGAAAGAGTATTCTCTCTCTGCTCTGGTTGCTCCCGATCAGTTCAAGACCTACGATGAACTTGAGAAGCGTCTGAACTACGTTATGGGCAAGGGTGCTGTTGCTCCTAAGTCTGCATCCGCAGATGAAGAAGAAGCATATGAATCCTATATGCCTAAGAAGACTCGTGAAGATGATGTTATGGCAGAACTTGAAGAGTCTTATCGCAAGAGTAAGAGTGCTCCTGCAATGCCAGAGTCTATGCGTCAGGAACTAAACAATCTTTCCAGTTCAAATTCTGATGAAGATGAAGATGATGCTATGTCTTACTTCAGCAAACTTGCAGATAGTTGATCACTCGTAGATCTTACTATTATCTCCTTTCTTCAAGGTGGCACTTATATACTGAGTGCTACCTTTTTTATATGGCATAATTCTTTCCATATCATCAAGAACAATTGCAATATATTTTGATTTTAATAAGAATATATTTCTCTTGTCGTTATCCAATCTTTGTTCGTATTGATAGTTTGTTATTGGTACTGCAATATTTGTAATTAGTCTATCTGTTCCTGTTTCGGAATCATAATATTCTATTTGATAATCGATTGGAATACGAAGACCTTGTGGAATTAATATTATACCATTAGAAGTTGTAATTTCTCTTGACTCATAATGATGGACAGCATTTATTTTTTCATAAGATCCATACTTGTTTAGAAGATATTTATTAAATGCTAACTGAGGAAGAGGCCATTCTGATTGAACATTAGTGATGTTATTAGAAATTAGAACTATCCAATCTAAATTGGAATTAGAATAAAACTTCTCTGCCACTTGATCGGGTCTTTCATCACCAATAATGCTATATTTTTCAAAGTAATTTAAGTCTGAAAAAATATCATCGAGAAGTTTTGTTCTCTTAAAAAGATTTTTTACGTCAATATAATCTCCTAATACTTTATTTTCTTGGGGATTTCTATTAACGTATTTGAAGTTTGGAACTTGTTTGAAGTATGATGACATTTTAGTATCCTATTTCGTCTAAAGCTAAGTCTTTATAATTAACTTGATATATTGGATCCAATTCATTGAATGTTAATGACAGTTCGTATGAAGTCATAGTTCCATCCCCATAAGTCATATAAGTTCCATCTGGTGTATAATTAACACTTACAGATGTTAATGCACAAGTTTTGAATTTATTTAAAGATTTTGCTGATGCTCCTTCATAACGAATTTTAAATACGTCTGGCGCTTTTAAAAATACATTTGACTCGGCTGTATTTACAGCAGATCCTTCTTTAAATTGTCTTATTATTTTTTTAACTATAATTGATTCCTTTGGTCCTCTTGGACTTAATCTAAATGTAAATGAGAATGGTCTTAATGAAGTACCATTAAACAATAAAGATAAGTTTGGATTTAGAACAGATCCAGATGCTCTAGATAACAATCCCTGAACTCCAACTGCTTCTTGAGCAAAATAATATTTCAACATATCTCTATTATTTGTTGTATTCACGGTTTCTTGAAATTTATCTAGACCATCTATGACAACTTCAGAGA